ACACCTTCCATATCTGCAACATCTGTTTGCTTTAGCACTTCAATCTGATCAATTAAACCTGAAGAGTATAACTGCATGTAGTACTCAAAACGTGCCCACCTATTAGAAGGAAGAGTAGAACCAGATAACACAATAACATCGTATTTACCAATAGTTATATCGTTTACTTTACCCATTAGATTACCAACGTCATCATAAAGGGGATGATTAATCTGTATTTCGGTAGGGCGATTATTAGGTTGCATTAACCTGAATACTTTTTGATCTGTATATACGTACTGAATAAGACTAACCACTACTTTTGCAAGTTGATTAATACATTCTTCAATATCATCACGCTTTGATTTAATTCTTCTTTGTCCGTACTCATCTAGAGCAATGGTTCCTTTATAAGTCTGAGGTGCCCCTCCCTGATCTCCTTGCATTAACGCATAAATACCTAAGATACGTTCTATGTCTGCACGAGCATCTGCTTCATTTTTATATAATTCATTAGGCAAAGGAACTGGAGCTGCTACAATTGGTTGTCCTAATTCAGGATCAAATTCAATAACAGCAGTACCTGCTTTTCCCCATTCTGCTTCAAGGTTTGCTTTGTTCATACTACCACGAGGTATTAATAATTTTACATTAGTAGAACTGGAAGCATGAGCAACAATAAGAGAACGTATTTTATTTACGTACTCCTGTAATCCTTTTACTAGTCGTACATCGCTCATAGGGTATGGATTACGATTAAACCCATTCATAAATGGCACAATAGGATATTCTTCAATAGGGAGATCTACCATATATAATTGATGATCTCCTACGCTAACACATTGCTGTACGTTAGTTACTTCTATCTCATTTACCATAATTTCTTTACTTTCAATAAGGTCTCCTTTGGTAAGAAGATCTATTGTTGTAGTAGAGTTTGGAATAGAGCCACTGTGCTCTTCTCCAGCCATAGGTACATTTTGCCCTGTTTGAGGATCCATCATTAAATGAAATTTAGAAGATCCTAATTCTTGTATAATTTGAGTGTATGTAGTGACATTTTGTTTGTCTGTATAAATTGTTTCCCCTTCTGCATTAGACACTACAACTACTGGTTCTTGCTTGTACTCTTCATATTCTACTTCATTTAAAACTTTTTCATCATTACTACGAGGATCATATATTTTAAAATAAGGATTTTTTACTTTTGTATAACGCTCAAATAGTTCAATTTCTCTTTCTCCTGTAATAGAAGAACCTGTCTGTCTACGCTTCATAGTAACATCTTCACTGTATAAAGAGTGCCTTGATTCAGAAACTGTGTTTAAATAACTGGTTTCAGAACTCTCTCTAATGACGCTTTCAAACTCTGGATACATAGAAATCAATTGAGTTTCAGATACAATTTTTCCTACAATAATATGAGCTGCATCTCTGCAAAAAGGATCTTTACTACTAGGATCAATAAATAATTCTAATGGATTGATTGCCTGTACTTTTACTTCCCCTGCACCAAAATCAGCTTCAGGATCAATATATGCCATCATCGCTCCCATGCCCATTACATAGTAATCATCAATAGATTGTTTTAGTTCTACGTTTCCATTAGAGCTATCCCAAACATATGCCATTAAATCAGAAAACATTCTACCTACTTTAGCATCGCTGTTTTCTCTAGCAGTAGATTGGAATTTGGGATTGTTTGCAGTAAGCATTGCTTTTGCTTGCTCTACCGCACTATATACTACATTGACAACCAATGGCTCTTGAGCACGTTTGCGTAGAGCAGTTACTTGATCATCTGTCCATTGTTTTCCATTACGGAACTCATTGTCTTCAACAGCTTGCTTTATCCAATTCTGTCTTGCAGATGAATAATCAGACAATAAATCTTGGGTAAGTTGGACTTCTTTTGATTTAGGGGCGTTATTATGCAATATAAAGATCGACTTTGTTAAGTTAAACGTTTACTTTAATAAAAAGTTCCACGTTATGATATTTTCCAACTTATATCATCTACATGATTAAAGTCTAGGTTTTTCTTTTGTGCTTTTTCTACACTTTTATGATGAGGTACAAAACATTTTTTCATAGCATAAAATAAACCATCCAGTAAATCATCGTGCTTTCCACGAGGATATAACAGCAACTCATCTTTTAGTTCTTCCATTGATTTTAGCATAAACATTTTCTTTTGAGCAAAGTAAGGTTGCATTGTTTCTAATCGTGAAGATTTACTTGTACGTGGATTTTCTTTTATCTCTAATCCTGATATAAATATTTTTTCTTCATCACATCGTTGCTTTAAGTACTCTCGTAGCATCTCTTGATAGCCGACACTCTCTACTCGCACTTTTACTGGTTTAAATAGCTTAAAGTACTCAATAATACTTTCTGCTAGTTGCATAGGGGTTGCTCTCTGGCGGTAATACTGGAGAATATACCTATTGTTGTTTTCGTCTACTGCTACAGGCATGATTACAGAGTAATCTGCTGTCTTGCGTACCGAAGAAGCTGGATCAACCCCCATGAACACATTGACAGGGATTTCTTTTTCCCCATCGGTTAAATAATGATTATCTGAGCTATCAATCTTTAGCGTATAATCATGATACTGGATATAAGACTGCTGAAACAATTGATCTTCATCTCCAACAATTTGACACATGTACTCTCTGTAAAACACAGAGGAACGTCCAATAGATTCCAGTTCTCTTTTCTTTTGTAATAATTTATCAATAGGTTGCCACTCTTCCCACAAAGCTTTCTTTTTATCTAAGTCAGGACTAAAGTGCATGTTTACCCAACCTTCCATTTGTTTTAATATTTCTACTAAACATCGCTGGTGCTGAGGAGTACCAATAACAATAATCTTTCCTTTTTGCGGATCTAAAGAAGGAACAGCACTCTGTAGCAACCAACGAAGATTTTGCTCCATTGCTTCTGCTGTTTTAGTATTATTCTCATCTTCAGGATCATCTACAATAATAAGAGTAGGGCGTTGGCTACCTACTTTAATACCACGAAGCTGTTGCCCTGTGCCTTTACAAATAATCATAGATCCATCTTTTAGCTCTATCTCTGTCTTTGACCATTGCTTTGCACTATGTTGCCCCCAATATCCGTAGACCTGTCGAAAAGTTTCTGAGTACTCTATTGTATCTTTTATTGTACCCAATAGCTTAATCGCATGATCTTGGGTTCTAGACACTAATACAATAAGTTTTGCCCCACTGTCATTCATAATATGGAATAAAGGATATACACCTCCAACGATAGAGGATTTAGCGTGACCACGTGGGGCAATAATGTTTACTTGTTTTTGAGAGTGGTCTACTAAAGACTCTGCTATTTTGTAATGAAAATCAGGGGAAGCAGCAGAAAACATATTAGACATAATTACTTTTCCAAACATAATCATGTTTTTGCTTAATTTCTTTTTTATAAAGTCTTGGTCTTTTTTTGCCATTACTACTTTTGTTTTTTAGGCTTATTAGGACACTTTGTCATATTCACTATTTTACTTTCTAATAAAATTCCCGTTTTAAGACCGCAATGTGTGTTATCCTTATACTTACCTGCAAACACACAGTTTTTCTCTTTTAAGGCACAATATGCAGCCATTAAAGATGATCTGTAATAAAGGTATCATAGTAATAACCAGATGTCTCCATTTCTTTCAAGGCATCAATAGCTACTGTAGACATAAACGCAGGATCTCCTTCATGCATCACAGCAATTACGTGTAATGCTCGTACTGCTATTTCAATTTGCTCGTGAATAAGATTATTCTCGTCTAAGCCTTCGTATTCGTTGTCTATATCACTCGGCTGGTTCATTTGTTTCTGATTTCCGTTGTAAGGTTACCTTTTTCTCTTCTTTGGCTATAGTATCTGCTATTTGTTTCGTAACATCTACTTGAACTGTGTCTGTAATCATTTGTTTGTTTGGCTTCATCTCTAATAAGTCCATTAGATAGTCATTTGCCTTTAAAAAATTGTTTACATCCCCTTTGTCTTCTGCCATTGCTAATGCACGTACAATATTATCTAGTGCAAATTCTTTGTTAATAGATTTATCGTGCAGTAATTCTTTAATTTTCTTTTCAACCATGCGTTTTGTCACTTTTTGCTTGAGGAATCTTCGGACGGTGGCTGCTGGAGTTTGTTGGTTAGGTCTATAGATTTGTCCAAGAACATTAAAGTCAACCGCATTGCTCCCCAATAGCATATTTGCGTAAGCATTAACAGTATTTTTACTCCTCGTTTTACCATTTTCTTCCTCATCCCATGTTCGTTTAGGGTTTGTTTTACTATATACTCCATATTCGTGATTTACCAAAAAATTTATTTTAGAAAAACTAGAATCCCATCCTACTCCACACGTAAGCTTAATAAACGTTTTAACGTGTCCAGCTTTATCGGTATAACTCTTGCGGTCAAAACATTCAGATACGTAACCATCATCTGTTAACGCCCATTCTCCTACCTCTGCTTGTTTCCAAGGCACGTATTGAATCTTTTTTGCTGATGCCTCTTCCTTGCTGTATACAGGGTAATGATTTGTTTTTCCTTTAATTTTTCTTTTTATTTTCACAAGTGTAGCTACACTACCATATAGCTATATGTTAGTATACTATATGGTTATATATATATATACTATTATTAATCCATACTCTTTTTATCAGAATGATCTACTCCAATCTGCTGAGCTATAATCTTTGATACGATTTCATACTCTGCTTCAATAGCTTCTAAGTTCTTTTCTTGGTTATTCAATATATCTTCATATTGGTTTTCTGTCATAGTCTTCTGCTCCCACTTGCCAGTATTGACATTCAGTACTTCGTATTCTCTGTTACGTTTTTTATCCATGTTCTACTTTAAGTTAATATTGCTATCTATATTAATACAATGATTTAATTGGAATAAAGTTCCATGTACTCCTTTAGAAAGTTATTTTAGAATGTGAGTGGAAGGAACATGTTACATGGTACCCCCTATGTTTTGGGTTGCACGTTACTTATTAGGTTGAGTTGACTTTTTTAGTTCCACTTAACTACTGGGTGTAAGCGAGCTTACCCTAAGAGCTACATTTAACCCACCCTTACGATCCTCGTATCTTACCCCTGCTCATACTTCGCAGCCGATACAGAGTGATCATTTACACTTTATGCGTATACACGCACGTAAGTATCTACTAATCCATACACATCTACCATGTACATGCACACATATTACCACTTACAATACGCTTCCTTTATCTCTGATAATACAATAAGTATTACAAC